AGGTTGAGGTGATGATTCCGGACGACGGTAGCAAGCCTTACAGCATTGATGATGTGGCTGGATAGATAAACACCGAGAGCGATGAAGGACAGCCATATTGAGAAGGAGGCAGCGGAGGCACTTTTGGACGTGGGTGTCTCCGTTCCTTTTAAGGAGTTGAAGCTGCCGTGGCGCAAGGAGGCGATACGTCTGCGTTTCAGGATGGGCCGTCCGCGTCTTGGCGGTCAGATACGTATAGCTCGTCTGTTTGCGGGCCTGAACGTGACTCACGCGGAGCTGGAGGCGATGACAGAGGCTGAGCGTCTGGCTTGGCTTGGGGAGCACGGGGGCACTGTGAGCCGGATTGTTGCTCTGACGATATGCAGGGGGAAGTGGAGCGGGCTGCTGCTGTCGGGCGTGGTGGCATGGTTGCTACGCTGGTGGGTGGATGACGTTTGGCTTGAGGCTGCTTTCCGACGTTGGACGCTTCTGCTGGGCACGCGGGGTTTCGAGAGTATTATCGCATTGTCGGCGGCGACGAATCCGCTGAAGCCGACGATAGCGAGCCATTAAAGGAAGGGGAGTTAAGAACTAAGTATGAGGGTTCACATAGCCTCTTCGGTATGCTTTGGCAGGTGGCTCAGGCGACAGGCTGGAGCGTGGACTATATGCTGTGGGGTGTGAACTGGGAGACTCTGGTGCTGATGCTTGCCGATGCTCCGCGTTATGTGAAGGTGAAGGGCAAGGAAGATTCTGGGCCGTCGCGTAAAGTGAAAGGGAAGCGTACCGCTCAGGAGATCCTGGAGTGTTTTCAAACAAGACTGAAGAAATGACATGAAAGCTGTAGAAGTAGAATTATTGATGAAAGGGAACCTTAGCCAGGGCATGTTAGATGCCCAGACTAAGGCTAATTTGCTTGATGAGTCCTTGAAACGAGTCGGCATGACCATTGGCGGTGTGTTCACGGCACAGAAGGCTGTGGAATTTGTGAAAACAATGATCGATGTGCGCCAGGAAGTGGAAAACCTCAGTATCTCGTTTGAAACATTGTTAGGCAGCAAGGACAAAGCTACGCAGTTCTTCGGTGAATTGCGTGAATATGCCGTGAACACACCGCTTATGCTCAATGATCTTGCAGGAGGAGCGCAAACTATGCTCGGATTCAACATCGAGGCGGAGAAGGTCATCCCGACACTAAAGCAGATTGGTGACATCTCCATGGGCGACCGTGACCGCTTCAACTCGCTTGTACTTGCATTTTCGCAAATGTCGGCTACGGGAAAACTGATGGGGCAAGATTTGCTCCAGATGATAAATGCCGGTTTCAATCCACTCGCTACCATATCGGAAAAAACTGGCAAAAGCATAGGACAACTCAAAGACGAAATGTCCGCTGGTGCTATCAGCTCTGAAATGGTGGCGCAAGCATTTGCAGACGCAACCGCAGAGGGTGGCAAATTTCATGGTATGCTGGATAAGCAAAGCAAAGGTTTGAAGGGACAAATCTCAAATTTGGAAGGTGCTATTGACAACATGTTCAATGCCATGGGCGAAAAGAGTGAGGGTATTTTAACTGGTAGCGTTGAAGTGGCTTCTGAACTTGTAAAGAACTATGAAGCGGTAGGAAAAGCCCTTATGTCGCTTGTTGCGGTATATGGCAGTTATAAAACAGCTTTGATTGCAACACTGGCAGTACAGAAGGCTGCTTCTTTTGTTGAAAACATTCGCCTTGTGGCTATGTTCCGTAAAGAATTGGGACTTGCAACAGCTGCACAGCAAGCCTTCAATATAACAGCAAATGCCAATCCTTATGTGTTACTTGCAACTGTTATTTTGTCTGCTGCCGCTGCGCTGGTTATATATTCAAAGAATTGCTCTGCTGCCGCTGACGAGGCTCAACGTGCGGCTGACCGTGAGAAAGAACAGACAGATGCAATCAATGACAAAAAAGAAGCGATTGAAAAATGTATAAGCACCATAACAGATGAGAATCTAGCGGAACAAGACAAACTAGAAGCTCTAGAAAAACTAAAGAAATTGATGCCGTCAGTCTTTGAGAAATACAGGACCGAAAAGGAACTTATTGGCAAACTGACGGAGGCGCGCCGGGAATATAACGAGGAACTTCGTGAAGAACGTAATCTTAAAGGCGAAGGTAATTTAAAGGCAGATCAACAACGAGTGGCTGACTTAAAAAAATACCTCGAACTACGCAAAGAATATTATAAGACGGGACGCTTGACTATGTCAGATTCTGATTATAATCTCTATCAGAACCTTGACAAGAAATATAATAAAGAAGTAAGGAACGTGCGTGGCACGTTTCAGACGTTCAACTCCGCTATAGAATCGTTGATTAAAGCTTCAGAGGGTACGGTGTGGAAAGATGTGCAGCAAGTGCGAACAGATAACCATAACAAGTTTATGGCAAAGTTGAATAGTATGAACGCAGAGACCGCTCAAAAGACTATCAACTTCTACAAAAATTGTATCTCCTCTGCGAACAAGCAAGGCAAGAAACTTGTAAAACTTCCAGGAGAGAGTGTTGCAACTAGTGTAGACGAATTGCAAAACCGCATCAAATCGGCCACTGCTCGTATGAAAAGCATACACGAGAATGCCTCTAAAGACTTCATGAAAGATGCAAAAACCGCATGGACTAATGCACAGAATGAAGTAAATAAAGTCATAAAGAATCGCAACAATCGTTCCCTTTATCCTGATGAAGCGTCCTATCTTGCAGCATTGCGCAAGGCACGCGATGAAGAAAAGAAGGCAAAGGCAAACTATGAGGCTGCAGGTGGTGACACATCAAAGAAAACAAAAAAGACAACAAAAAAGACAAAGAACACAGGTCTTACACCTCAAGAAAAAGCTAATATAAAGGCTGCAGAGCAAGAAGAGAAAGGGCGTCAGGTAGAAGCGGCACAACGTAAACAAGAAGCGTCAGAAAAGCAAACCGAATTTGATTTGAAACAAGCGGAGATTGACGGCTTGCAAGAGGGTTTTGACAAGGAACTTGAAACGATAAATCTCAATTACGATAAACTTATCGAAGCGAACCGTTTGCGCCAGCAAGAATGGGTTGATGAACTTCAGAATATATCAGACCTCTCATTTGAACAGGCTCATCCTGACTGGAAGAAACAAGGGTTGAAGCGCCCAACTGTTACTGTGGATGATTTGAGTGCTGACCAAAAAAACTATCTGAAACAATATACTGAAGCCGCAAACGCATACAAGCAAAATTCCGAAGCAAAGCTCTATCAGAATTTGCTCGCCAAGTACCAAGACTACGAGGAGCAGCGCAAGAGCATCCGCGAGAAGTTTGCTAAGGATCGTGCTCATATAGAGAAGGCTGTGGACGCAGAGGGGCGTCCTATAGGCGAGGATGTGAAGGAGCGTGCGTTGGCAGAGCTGGCGAAGCAGGAGCGTGCTGCGCTGAAGTCTGTGGACGAGGCTCAGCTGACGGAGCTGGGCAAGGAGAACAAGGTGCTTGTGGACTTGTTTGCTGACACTTCGGAGAAGAGTGTGGCTGAGGTGCAGAAGATAATAGACAGGACAAAGGTGCTGATGGACTATCTGCGTGGGACGAAGGACGCTGAGGGCACGGTTGTGATAAAGGACGGGAACGGAAAGACGGAGCGGAGGATTACGCAGAAGGATATGGCGGAGCTTGGTTTTTCGCCGGCTGAGCTGAAGGCTCTGGAGAAGAGCCCTGAGAAGCTGAAGGCTCTGACGGAGCAGTATGAGAAGCTGAAGAAGGAGGTGCTCGGTAAGAATCCGTTCAGGGCTCTGGCTGATGCGGTTGGGGAGCTGTTCAAGCACGGCGAGGATGGTGAGGAGAAGGGCCTTGAGGCTAAGCTGAAGCGCCTTGGTGAGTCTGCTGCGGCTTCTGCTGAGATGGTGGGCGACCTGGCCGGGAGGTTGAGCGAGATGTTTGAGGCGGCGGGTAACGATGGCATGGCTGAGGCGATGGATGCTGTGCAGGGTGTGATGACGAGTGTGAGCAACATAGGCCGTGGCTTTGCTGAGGGCGGCGTCGTTGGCGGCATAGCTGCTGCCGCGGGCGAGGCTATCGGCTGGGTGACGAAGGCTTTTCAGGCGAGTGCGCGTCATAAGGCTGCTTTGGAG